AAGAGTCACAGTATTATTATAAAAAGAACCATCTGTTTTATTTATATCAAATAATTCTACCTTATTATAATAAACAACAACCTCATCCTCCAGAGAGCCTGCAGAGTCCGATGGCAAATATATAATTCTTGCATTAAAAGATCCATCTGCGGCCAATGTATTATAAAGCTCTAAATTATCGCTAGATCTTCGAATTGATATAATATTTTCTATAGCATCTTCTTCAGAGCCAACTTCAACTCCTACAATGTCTGTTGATCCAGCAGAATCAACAACGCTAATTGTTGATTCTGTTTCTGTCTTTTTATATGCCGAAATAACTTTGTTAATATTATAGGCAAGCTCTACCTCGAAGACTAAATCATCATCTGACTTTGATATTATAGATTCTTCTTCGAAAATACCTCCAGAAGATGTCCAATCTATAGAGTCTGATGTAGAAGAGTCTCTGAATTGAGAAAGGCTTGACGATCCTGCATAGTCCATATATGGGTCATATACCTGCCTCCATGTGTAATTCACACTTAAAACATCTGCTGCAGTCGGCAATGATCTTCCGGATATCTCTATTGTTCCCGTTGTGTTCAGCCCTTCTGAGTCCAGATTTTGATCAATAACGGAATATAATTCTCCAGTTGTTTTGTTACTAACCTTGCTTACTCTAACTATAGGCGTATGGATTAAGTTTACAAACTCATTACCAGCAGAACTTAACTCTGAATTTTCTCCTGTTTCATTTATATCTCTATAAACTTGATTTATATCATTTATATCCGAAAAAGAAAGAGCATCAACACTAAATGGTCCACTTTTTGTAATGCTTTCTCCTTCTACAATTTTTGTATTAGAAATAAAATGAATTTTATCGAATCCAAACGGACTCCCCCCTGTCTCTGGGTTTAAATCTTTTTCTAATTCAAAGTTACCATGAGTAACCCCGTCGCTATCTGTATAAGATTCTGTCAAAGATCCAGAAGAGCTTCCTACTACAGTTGCCATTGAATCAATTGGCTGCACCGGAAAAGAGCCAGTCTTAAAGGCCAAAACTCTTCTCTCTTCAGATGTTCTTGTGGGGTCCTGATTGGCCTGACCTAATATATGATCATTTCTTTCATCTGAAATATTTCCAGAACCAGACAAATCTGTAAAGATAAAAGATTCAGACATCTCCTGAACTTTTCTGCCCAAGACATATACATCCACCTTGCCGCCTGTTCCAGAGCTTATAATTCTCTCTGAGCCATCTCCCGTCTCTATAGTCTCTGTGCCATCTCTTAGCATCAAAGAGTTGCCAGGCTCTACAACAAGCGCATCTAAGACCCCGTTGACCCCAAGGACAGAATTTCTATACCCAGAAGATGTACCAATATTTGCTCCACTAAAAACAGACAATATTCTTGATCTAAACGAATTGTCTGTTTCTTTTCCAGAACCTCCCACCATTCCTGTCAAATTTGTCACAACAACTGGAAATCCGAGATCTGTACTTATTATTTGCAAAGATCCAACATTCGCTGTCGTTCCGGGCCTTACCGCCTGGACCGGAATCTCCAATGCATATGAACTGTTTATTCCTGCAATATTTAAAGCTCTTCTTATTCTGTTTGCATTTGCAGATAATCTGTTTTTATCTGCTGCAGACATTGAAAAATTTCCAATGGTTCTAAATCTTGATCCGTTTCTAGCAGAAACAATTGTTCCACTTGGTATAGATATATCTGTAACCAAGTTATTTGCGCAAAACACAGCAATCCCACTTGCTGACGATCCAGTATTTCTTGATGTTCCAAAATTTGATGCCAACCGATCCAAATCTCTTCCTACGGTGGTTGCAAGAGACTGCTTTTCTGAAACTAAATTTATAGAAGAATACAATCTTGCGATTTGATCAGCAGGCAAATCTACAAACAAATCTCTAGAAACCGTTCCAGGTTTTGTATCAAGATTTGGCTGAGAAAGATTTAATCTACTTATCATAGTTGAAACAATTTCGCTAAATGATCTAAATGTAGCCATTATTTTACCTCTAAGCTATTCTTACAGTAACATTGCTTCTGACTTCTGTAAGTCTTTTTGTTAATACAGAAACAAATATATTATAAAGCCTTGGATCTACTTGATCCCTAGCAACTGAAACTTTTAATATGTCAACAATAAGTTCACCAGGAGTTAGGCTTTGCTTCCCAGCCTGAGATCTCTGTAAAGACATTAAGTTTTTAATAGCCTTTCTGGCAGACGACTCTAGGTCTAAAGAAATCAATTTAGCATCAGCATAATGCCCTATCTGCAAAGCCCCTATGTAACTTCCATATTTTGGATGAAATTTATTGCTACCAAGTTCCGTTAACAATATTTTTATAATATCTTGTCGTAACTTTGCATTACCACTAACGGTCTTCATGGAGCCATCTGCGCTTATTTTTATATCCCCTCTTTCTAGGGCTAAATCGAAAGACATATTATATTCCCCTAACTCTGTTTTTTATGTTAAAAATAATAGAAATATTATTCTTAAGTTTATTCAGACGAAGGAGCAGGGTTCACGAATGTGCTTCCTGTATAGCTCAATGCATATCTAAATAATTGATATGCATCATAAGCTCTTAGGGCAACTTGGTTAACGGCTTCGTGCATATCTTTCTCTGCTGTAAAATCACTAAAGAAATTATCTGGATATTCTTCTTTAAGATTTTCAAATTGTTCATCAGTTAGTAAGCACAAAAGATGATTTTCTTTCATTGTAAAAAGAGCAATCAAAAAGGCCAATATATCAATACCACCTACACCTTTCGATATACCAAGTTTTGATGAAATTTGAGATACGGCAGTTCCTTGAGTTCTTTCGGCAATATTCGCTTCATACTCATCAATCTCCGCTAACCCTTTTTCTACCCACCTTCTTGGAACGTCCATAATAGACAAAACAGCACTCATCAAGTGGGCATTCTTAACTCCAGAATTTCTAGCTACACCAACCTGCAGGTCTAACACCTCTGGGACTTCGCCATCTCCCAATATCAATAACATAGAATCTTCAATTAATTTCATAGTTTCAAGCGTGCATCGTTCATCGTTTGTTTCGCAAAATTTTCTTTTTTCAACAGGGGAAGCAGCATTGTCTTCTCCCATTTCACCGCCGGGGGTATTTCCAGATTGATGTTGAAGACTGATCAAATCCGCTAACCTGCTCTGAATATCCATAGCAAAGCCTTGTAATGCTGAAAATAACCTTATTATGATCAAAGACTCTATGAGTCCCATCTTTTCTATGATCTCCTTCTGAGATACAGGCTGTGGAAAGTTTCCTATGGTAACAGGAACCCTAACAGAACCCTCTGCTGGATTTGAATTTGTAAGAGCTGTTCCGCTGATCATATCCATTCTAATTCTTATAACCGCTTCAAGCAAAGTTGATTTCATCTTGTGCCCATTAATCGTTCTTAAAAAATTTGGAGTAAAGGGCTCTGCAATCATTTTGGATGGTTCATTTATACATTTCGCTACTCTTCCGTCTTGAACCGGAGGAAACAACAAATATGAAAATTGCCAAAAAACCTCTGGCTTGTTTAAGCTCATGAGAGTAACGTCTTGCTCTTCGGCAACAAATTCATTCCACAGAGCATTCAATTCGCTTTGCTCAAGAATTATGTCCGGACGAATATTCGACAAACCTGCCTCCATAGCCCAAAACAAAGATCTTCTTGCCTCTTCCGGACTTGCCAGGGCCGCGCCTTGTGCGCCCGCTACAGGCTCAACCGCCTCCTCTCCTTCTGCCGCCTCTGTCTCTTCATCTTTAAATGCAAGCTTATAACTCTCAAGATGTTCTACCGCTACATCATAATAAGTTTGCTCGGCCCCACTTGCAGAAACTGAAACTGGATTAAGAGAACCTTCTCCCCCTTTTTCGTTAATAAATCCAGACAATGTATCTATTATGCTTGTATCTAATTTTTCTGCTGAATTTAATGATTTAATATAAGAAAAAAATTGTGTTAAATCTGATATTGATTCCGATTCCCACCCTTTATCCGTCAAGGCTGCCAAT